TTACTGTAGATAGTGGTGTTACATTGACAGTGAACAGTGGTGGAAGGTTGGTGATATCGTGAGTACAATTAAGGTAGATGCCCTACAAGGTACAAGTGGTAGTGATACTGCTATAACATTAAGTGGTGCAAATGCTACTGTTGGTGGCACACTTGCTGTAACAGGTGTGCATACTATTGGTAACAATGCAGTAGTTACATCTCAAGGTGGTGCAGTTACAAGTAACCTTGCTACTGCAATGATTAAAGCATGGTTATCTGGTGGTAACGGAGCAGAAGTTTCAAAAGGATTTAATGTAGCTAGTGGAACAGATAATGGAACTGGCGATTACTCGTATACTTATACTAACAATTTGTCTTCTTCCGAAATATCTGGAGCAGGTGTTTCAACTGACAACTCAGACCAAAACTTAACTATACACAGTCCGACAACTTCAACATATAGAGTTGAGGTATATCAACAAAATGGAAGTAATGTTGATAGGTCTAATAGGTCTATAATTTGTGGAGACTTAGCATGAGTGAAATAATATTAGACACAATCACAGGCAAGTCCACTGCAACAACCATAACCATTGGCTCAACACCTGTAGTTAGTTCAAGTGCAAACTCTATGACTATTAGAGGTGAGGGTAGCAATCAGACAAGTATTCAGCAAGGGTTGTGTAAGGCTTGGCTTCATGTACCACCAGATGGTGCTAGTATTTCAGATAGTTTTAATGTTTCATCACATGATGATGATGGATTAGGAGATGGTGGTGTTAATATTAGTAGTAGTATGTCTAACAATGATTATGCTATTTCTTCTATGGCTTCAGATGCAGGAGCAAATAATGTAATAACTACTCTTGAATTAACACAAAATACAGAAGCTACTGGAAGTTTTGATTATGAAACTGCTTATGCAAACTCAAGCACAAATAGAACTAATCATGATGCAAATAGAATGATGACAATTCACGGAGACCTAGCATAATGGCAAACGGAACAATAGCATTTGATACATTACAGACAAGTGGTCAGATAACAGGCACAGCTAAGTCTGTGGATACAGATTATGTTGTGAATGGTAGTGCAAAGGCGTGGAACAACACAAATAATGCTGGTACAATCATTAACGAAAGTTTTGCTATAAGCTCTTTAACAGACACTGCTACAGGTAGGCAAACTCATAACGTCACTTCAAATTTTAATACAACAACATATTGTCCTCAAATGAACTTAAATGACAATAACTATAATCAACAATGGATAAGTAATCAACAAGTAAACTCTTGGAATACTAACAACTATGATGGGTCTGCATATCAGGATGCAAGAGTCCTAACTATAGCATTTGGAGACTTAGCATGACAATAGAAACACCAGAATTTCAAGGCACACATCTTTGGGATAGACTGTGTTGGGCAAAAGAAAAGCTAGAGCCACACAGAACAGAATATTGTGTTGTATGGGAAGACCCAGAGACACCTGATGAACCTGCAAAGGTTACACATCCTGACCCTAATTGGATGGCTTGTGCATTGCAAGGTGGCATACTTCCACCTGTAGAAGCCTATTGGGAACTCAAGAAGGATGAAGAAAAGCCTGACTTTGTAAAGCATACAAGAGGTTACTTGTTACACAACACTAAACCTATTGAAGCTATGACAGAAGAAAGAGCAATAGAATATCTTATTATGAAAGACTTACCGAGACATGTATGGCAAGACTATGACAAAGCCAACAAACCTCGTATGCTCATTTGTACTAAGTCACAGTTACCAAGCACGAGAGTGTGGCGAAATGCTTGGAAGATTAATGAAGACATAACCACGCATAATGAAGAAGCTGCTTAAAGGAGAAACCAATGGCAACAACAAACATCGTAGACAAGGATGGCAACACTATATCTGCTTCAGATGCAACTGTTCCATCAGACAGGCACTTCAGAGGTGCATGGACATTATCAGGTAGTACAATATCTGAAGACTTAGCAGAAGCTAAAGACATATTCAAGGACAAGGTAAGAGAAGTAAGAAAGCCTTTACTTGATGCAGAAGATGTAATTTACATGAAGGCACTAGAAGCTGATGATGCAACTGCAAAGGCTGCAAGTGTTACAAAGAAGACTAACCTAAGAGATGCACCTGCTGCAAGTGCAATAGCAGATGCTACAACAATAACTGAACTCAAGGCTGCTTGGGATGCTGATTTGTTAGGTGACAGTCCATACGCATAGGGAGTAGTTAATGGCTTTAACTCAAGTAAGAACTGGTGGTCTAACAGATGATGCTGTAACTACAGATAAACTGTATACACCTAATCTTGGAAGACGTAACCTTATCATCAATGGTGCTATGCAAGTGGCACAGAGAGGAACTGGAGCAGCTACAGCAGATAACGAGTTTCCAGTAGACCGTTGGAAGCTTTCAAATACAGCTAGCGATTCTGCTGATGTATCAGCACAACAATCCACAGATACTCCTACAGGAGAAGGATTTAGAAACTCAATAAAATGGAGTGTTGGCACAGGTTCTAACGCAGTTGGCTCTCAGGCAATACGAACATCTTTAGAAGTTCAGGACAGCACAGATGTTTTAGCTTGGGGTAGTTCTGGAGGTAAAACAGCAACTTTAAGTTTTTGGATTAAGGCAAGCCAAAGTGGAACTATTACAACCTCCTTACGAGAATCAGGTGCAAGTGCCTGTTTCCTAGATTTAACTACAGTCACAACGACTTGGGTTAAAAAATCAATTAATATTCCTGCACCTACATTTGGCTCTTGGAGTACTACGGCAAATGCTGGTGGTGTTGTAGCTATATTTTGTTTTGACCGACACACATCAGCAAGTGGGTCTACAGCAGACGCTTGGGTAGCTGCAAATCACATTTCACTCACCACTCAAACAGAATGGGTTTCAATTGATGGAGCTGAGATATACATTACTGGAGTACAATTAGAAGCAAATTCACAATCCACACCTTTTGAACACAGGTCATATGCAGAAGAGTTATCTTTGTGTCAGAGGTATTATCAGCAGTATGATTATACTGGTACATATCAACATTTATTAGATACTCAAGCTGTGAATGCAAATACTGTTAAAGGTATCCTTCCCCTTTTGACAAAGACGAGAACAAACCCAACAGTATCTAATAATGGGGTAGGCAATTTTAGAATTAATGCTTATGCAGGTGGTCTAGATGAGGTTTGTAATACCATCACTGTAAATCATTCAGAACAAACATATTTTTCTGTAAGTTTTGCAAAAGCAACATCAAATTTAACAACAAATATGAACACTTATATTAATACTGAGGTAGGTAATGATGCTAGTTTTTATGTAGATGCAGAGTTATAGGAGATATAAATGAACATTACATCAGCACAATATATTATAAATGATTTGTCAAATGAAAACACAATGATAAAAGCAACCATAGATGGTCAAGAAATGTCTGTACCACTAGATACTGCTAATAGACATTATATAGCGATTCAAGAGTGGGTAGCTGAGGGCAACACAATACAGGAGGCAGATTAATGCCATACATAGGCAAGAGTCCACAAAACGGAGTACGGAACAGATTCCAATATCAAGCTACTGCAGGTCAGACTAGCTTCAGTGGTAGTGATGCAAACGCACTAACACTTACCTACACAGATAGCTTGTACATGGATGTGTATCAGAATGGTATATTGCTTGTTCCGGGTGATGACTACACTGCAACTACAGGTACAACTGTCGTACTCGTACAAGCAGCGTCTTTAAATGATATCATTGAGATGGTTGTGTATGATGTGTTTTCAGTCAACGAGACTTACACTAAGACTGAATCAGATAACAGATACCCATTCAAAGGCAACGACTCAATCATCAGATTAAATGGACAGACAATCAGTGCAGACATTACCATAGACAGTGATGAGAATGGTGTATCAGGTGGTCCTATCACACAGGACAATGCTACTGTTACTGTTAATGGATATTGGAGTATCGTATGACAAGTCAATTAAATGTAGACACCATTGTAGATAAAGCAGGGTCAGGTGGCACGAATGTTAAGATAGCAAACAATGCTGTAACTGTATCTGAAGGTGGTAATGCTACAACAACAACTGTGCAAGGATTGGCTAAGGTCTGGTCACGATACACCAGCTCAGGCACTGCCGTGTTAACTGACAGTTTCAATGTTACAAGTTTTTCTGACGGAGGCACAGGCATAGGACAAATAACTTATTCTTCAAACATGAATAATGCTAATTATAATTGCACAGCGTCATGTGGAGAACTTAGTGGTGGAGGAAACAGAGTGATAGGTATGAACGGAAGCACACAAGCACCCTCAACCTCATCTGTTGCTTTCAAAGGATTTGGTACAAGTTTTTCTGCAGCTGATTTAGATTTCAATTGTGTTACAATTCACGGAGACTTAGCATAATGGCAAGTGAACTTAAAGTAGATAAATTTACAGGTGTAACCACAGCAGGTAGCATAGACGTTACAGGTGAAGGCAATAGTACAACAACTAATCTGCAACAAGGGTTACTTAAAGTATGGGTTAATTTTGACGGAGGTGCGAGTGGAGCAGCTTCAAGAGATTCATTTAACGTAAGTGGAATGACTGACGGAGGCACTGGAGTTTACACAATAGGGATTTCAAATGCTATGGGTAGTATAAATTTTTGTTATACCACTGCTTGTCAAGGTGACAATGATTTTGCTACACTTACAAATTCAAGAAACACATATGGTATTACCTCTACCACTGCTTGTCCTCTTAATTCTCGCAGAGTAAGTGATATAGCTGCTGTAGATAATGCAGGTCTTGGATTACAAATTAGTGGAGACCTCGCATAATGGCTAGTATATTAAGAGTAAACACATTAACAGATGCAAGTAGTGGTAATAGTGTAGCTACAAGTGTTATTTTTAATGGAACTGCAAAGGCTTGGATAAATATGAACGGAGCAGGAACTATCTCTAATAGAGACAGTTCTAACATAAGTGGGATTACAGACAACGGAACTGGAGATTATAGTTTTAGTTATAGTAACAATATGAATAATGCAAATTACTGTGTTACAGTGTGTGCCACAGATGATTCATCAACGGCAAATGGAACAGACGGATTTGCTTATGGTAGTTGGTTAAGAGGCTCAAACAGTGCGGCATATGCTACTGGTTCTATGCGTATACAAGTAGGCTATCCTGCAAATAATGAAGCATTTGACCAAAGCCATGTAAATTTTAGTTTGCAAGGAGACCTAGCATGACCAAAGCAGCAGAATTAGCAAAGATGGGTGACGT